ATAACTGGTGTAGTAGGAACAGCCTATGTTTCAGCATTAAGCGCAGCGTCTAAAGTCTAACACATTAAAAACTAAAAATCCATGGAGGTGATTATATTTGGCAATTTTCGATAAATTCAAAAAAGCATGGAACGCTTTTCAAAGCTATGAAGAAGAAAGTTTTGACTATAACTTAGGTCCAACTAGCACATATCGTCCAGATAGAACTAGACATTTATTTTATAACGACAGATCAATCATCACAGCCATATATACAAGAATCGCAATTGATGTTGCTAATATTAAAATTAAGCATGTTGTTGTCGATGACTTTGGTAGGTATTCAAAAGATTCTAAAAGTTCATTAAATGACTGTCTAACTCTAGAGCCAAATATAGATCAATCACCTAGAGCCTTTAGACAAGATCTTGTTATGACTCTGTTTGATAAAGGGGTTGCTGCAATTGTACCAGTTGACACCGCAGCAAATCCCGATACCAACCAAAACTATGATATTTATACATTAAGAGTCGGCGAAGTAACGCAGTGGTACCCAAAACATATTAGGGTTAGTGTCTATAACGAATCTAAAGGACTTAGAGAAGAAATAACACTACCTAAGCGATATGTTAGTATTATTGAAAATCCTTTATATGCTGTAATGAACGAGCCAAACTCAACGCTACAAAGGCTATTGCGAAAGTTAACATTGCTAGATACAGTAGATGAACAATCTAGTTCTGGTAAATTAGACTTAATAATTCAACTACCTTATACTATTAAAACTGAAGCTCGCAAACAACAAGCAGAGCAACGTCGAGAAGATATTGAATTCCAACTTAAAGGTAGTAAATACGGTATTGCCTACACTGATGGTACCGAAAAAATAACACAGTTAAATAGACCTGCTGAAAATAATCTTTTGAAGCAAGTCGAATATTTGACGCAAATGCTATACGGTCAACTCGGTATTACAGAAGCCATCATGAATGGTACTGCTGACGAAAAAGCAATGCTAAACTACTTCAACAGAACAATAGAACCAATTCTTGAATCCATTATTGAATCGATGGAAAGAGTGTTTGGAGCTTCTGTTGGATCAGCCAATGAAAAGTTTAAATACTTTAGAGACCCTTTTAAACTAGTCTCTCTTACTGACATTGCACAAATTGCGGATACTTTTACTAGAAATGAAATTTTAACAGCAAATGAAATTCGCGGCTACATGGGAATACCACCAGCTACGGATCCAAAAGCTGATAAACTAACTAATAGTAATATGCCGCAACCAGTTGACACCGTCCCTCAAGATCCGTACAGCACGGGCATTTAACAGTTTAGGAGATATATGAAACCTGTTCTTGTTATTTGGAATGATGCTCATTCTGGTTCTGGTTCATGGGAGTATTTAACCGATATGGAAGACACTGGTAATTATGTTGTTAGATCTATTGGGTATTTAATCGACTCAAAAAAATATGGTAAAAAAAAACACGTATCAATTGCGCAGTCTCTAAGCGAATTAGACTGCGTTGATTCGGTTTTACATATACCAGTTGGAATGGTAGTGGAAATAATCAACTTAATAGAAGAACCAAAACCATTAAGTTCTTTAAAACTCCCACAGATATTTAATAAAAAGTAAAAAGTATTTATTAGAAAAGGATAAAACAATGGCAAAATATGATTTTAGTGGATATGCCACTAAAGCTGGCTTGCGTTGTAGCGATGGACGAACAATTATGCCTGGAGCTTTTAAGCATCAGGACCAAATGAAAGTTCCATTGGTATGGCAGCACGGTCATAATGATCCAGAAAATGTTCTAGGCCACGCAATTCTTGAAAATCGAGAAGATGGCGTTTATGCTTATGGATATTTTAATGATTCGGCAAAAGCAACGCATGCTAAAAGCTTACTTGAGCATGGTGATATTAATATGTTGTCGATCTGGGCAAATGAGTTAATTGAAAAAGCTGGTCGTGTACTACACGGAGCAATTCGTGAAGTAAGTCTAGTACTCTCAGGAGCAAATCCTGGAGCGATTATCGAAAGTGTAACTATTCGTCACTCAGATGGATTTGAAACACAGCTTGAAGATGAGGCTATTATTTACACCGGTATTGAACTTCTCCATTCAGTTGAAGTAAAAGAAATTGTAGATGAACCTATTAATGTAATTGAACACGTAGACAAAGTAAAGGAAACTCCAATGGCAATGAATCCAGATATGACTGTACAAGACGTATTTGATACTATGACTGAAGAACAAAAGAAAGTAGTATACTTCCTTATTGGTCAAGCAGTTGAAGACAGCGAAGCATCGCTGGCACAGAGTGGATTAGATGAAGACGCAACTGCGAGCGAAGTCTATGAATCATTAAATGAACAACAACAAGAGCTATTTAACTCATTATTTGAGGACGCACAAGAAGAAATTAATCACGCAAACCAGAAAGGTGAAGAAATGTCACATAACATTTTCGAAAACAACAATAAAGCACAGGCCGCTATTTCCCACGCAGATTTGCAGGGCATCGTTGCTGACGCTTCGAAGAATGGATCCCTTAAGGACGCCATTGAGTCGTATGCTCTTTCACACGGTATTACCGATGTAGACATGCTATTCCCCGAAGCTACCGCATTGGACGCTGTTCCGGAATGGCTTAAGCGTCGTACGGAATGGGTCTCCAAGTTGCTTGGCGATACCCGTAAGAGCCCGTTCAGCCGCATCAAGACCATGCATGCAGACATCACCCTTGATGATGCCCGTGCTAAGGGTTATGTAACTAGTGCACTGAAGAAGGAAGAATACTTCGGCGTCTCAAAGCGCATCACGACCCCAACCACCATCTACAAGAAGCAGAAGCTTGACCGTGATGACATGATTGACATCACCGACTTTGATGTTGTTAGCTGGTTGAAGGCTGAAATGCGCATGATGCTCGATGAAGAAATTGCTCGTGCAATCTTGATCGGTGACGGTCGCGATGTTTCGCATGAAGACAAGATCAACGAAGGTAACATTCGCCCGATCGCTAAGGATCACGAGTTGTACACCACCGTTGTTAATGTTAACATCGACGATGCAAACTCCTCAGTGCAAGAAGTTATTGATGCAATCATCAACAACCGCAAGCACTTCAAGGGTACCGGCACCCCAACGATGTACACCACCGAAACCTATATCGCAAAGTTCTTGTTGCTCAAGGACACCCTTGGTCGTCGAATCTATCGTGACCTTGGCGAATTGGCTTCGGAACTGCGTGTTCTGGACATTGTTCCGGTTGAAGTTATGGAAGAAGAAGCAGATCTCGTTGCTATTCTCGTCAACCCGCAGGACTACGTCCTCGGTGCTGACAAGGGCGGCGCAATCTCAATGTTCGACGACTTCGACATCGACTACAACCAGCACAAGTACCTCATTGAGACCCGTTTGTGCGGAGCGCTCATCAAGATGAAGTCAGCTATTGTTGTTAAGAAGGTTGCCTCAAGCGCAGTTCTCGTAACCCCAACAGCTCCGACTTTTGTTAGCGCAACTAACACCATCACAATCCCGACGGTTACTGGCGTAGTCTACAAGCAGGGTGCAACCACTAAGACTGGTTCATTTGTAATCACAGCTGATGCGACTATCGTTGCTTACCCGTCATCGGCCAGTTACTACTTCGCTACTAGCGAAGACGACAGCTGGACCTTTAAGTACAACGCCTGATTTTAAGGAAAATTGATGGCTAAATTTTATGGAAAAATTGGCTATGGAAATACTGTGCAATCCCCAGCAAACTCTGGTATATGGAAAGATACTATTACTGAAATTTCATATTTTGGTGATGTGATTCGAAATACGGCAAAGTTTGAATCTGGTAGTAGCGTAAACAATGATATTTCTGTAGGCAATTCAATAAGTATTATTGCTGACCAGTATGCCATCGATCATTTTTTTAAGATTAAATACGTAAGTTGGGCGGGGGTTCTTTGGACTGTTACAAGTGTAGAAGTTCAACACCCCCGCCTAATCTTATCAATAGGGAGCGTGTACAATGGCCCCACGGCTTAATCTACAAGCAAAATTAGTTGCAATTTTAGGGTCTAATAATGTATATTTTCAACCGCCAGCATCGGTTCAACTACAGTATCCATGCATCATATATAAGCGTGATGACACTATAGTTAACCATGCTGACGATTTACCTTACATGCAGCGAACTCGATATTTAGTTACTGTAATAGATAAAAATCCAGATAGCCTAATACCGTCAAAAGTTGCTGCACTTCCTATGTGTATTTTCGATCGGTTCTACACAGCTGATAATTTAAACCACGACGTCTACAAACTATTCTTCTAAAAGGAGATCAATCATGTCAATTCTTTATTGGGACCAGCTCGGCCAACGTTTCTTTGAAACGGGCGTCGACAAAGGTGTCCTATACCTACCCAACGTAAACGGTGTTTACACCAACGGTGTTGCTTGGAATGGTCTGACCAGTATTACTGAGTCGCCATCTGGAGCAGAACCAACCCCAATGTATGCTGATAACCTTAAGTACCTCAACATGTATTCAGTTGAGGAATTTAGTGCAACTATCGAAGCTTACACATTCCCTAGCGAATTTGCTCAATTCGACGGTATGGCCACTCCTACGACTGGTGTTACTGTTGGACAGCAGACACGTGGAAAGTTCGGACTTTCATATCGTACCCGTTTGGGTAATGATATTGATGGTGACGAATTGGGATACAAACTTCACCTTATTTATGGCTGCCAGGCAAGTCCTTCGGAACGCGCCTACAACACCGTTAACGATTCACCAGAAGCTATTACTTTCAGCTGGTCGATTGCAACGACGCCTGTTTCTGTTGGTGGACTTAAGCCGACCTCAATCCTAACGATTGATTCGACTAAGGTTAGTGCAACAGCGCTTACTACCCTGCAAAACTTCCTTTACGGTACTGCAGGAACAGACCCAAGCCTTCCTTTGCCCGATGCTGTAATAGCATTGTTCTCAGGAGCAAC